TGTTGGTTTTGGTCCTGTGTTACCTGCTGCTCTTTTTCGTCTGACAGCACTCGCCCTTTGCGAGTCGCTCATCCGTGTGGCTTTGGCAAGAGGCACGCATTTTGGATACTTCCGTTTCGCGTCTTTCTTTTGTTTTGAACGGCCACATTTTGAAAATGAACCATCTTTTTTCTTGGAACCAATATCTACCCATTTTTGATCAAACCATTTTTTTAGACCAGCCATTACCTAATCTCACAACCTCTGCCTTTTTTAGCAAGACCACCACTAGCAAATTTAAGTTTGTTTTTTGATCCTCTTCTATCGCCACCTCTCTCTTTTGCCTTGTTAGATTTTAGTAGACCTGGTTCTACTGCACCAGGTGTAAAATTACGAAGATTTTTTCTTCTCATCTTGTCGTTTCTTGTTTTGTTAATTCTAGAAATTTGTTTGTCTGTATATTTTTCTTTTTCCATTATGCCTCCATTACGTTTACCTGCTGGTTTAGGTCCTTTGAAATCTTTTCTTTTTGTACCAGATGGATCTTTAATTTTACCTGCACATATTTTAGATGCATAGGCATTTGCATATGCGCTTGGGTATACCTTGAATTTTCTTTTTGCTGCTGATTTACCTCTAGGACAAAGTTTAGTCATTATTTTTTCCTTGCTGTTTGTCTTGCTCTTGCAAAGTTAGCTGCTGTCGGTGCACCCTTTGCACCTTTTTTTCTCATTCTGCCACCACGTTTTCTTTTAGCATGTATGTTTGCGTATAAACCTTTACCTGCCATTATTTTTTTCCTTTTTTAATTATTTTTTTAGCAGTGTCTACTGTACCAGGTTTTAAATCTTTTACTTTTCTAGGAATTATACCTCTACCCATCAAGACATCTTTTTTAGTTACTTTGCCATCACCAGATAAGTCAGGAAACTTTTTTGCTCTGCCACCATCTTTCATGTAGCCCATTTTATTTCTAACTTCTTTAGGTAATTTTGCTAAACCTTTTTGGCCTGGCTTAACAGGTTTAAGCATACCACCATCTTTTTTACCAGGTCTAATTGGTTTTGGTTTCATTTGTTGACCGTATCTGTCTGTTGGTTTAGGTCTTATAACACCTGGACCTCTTGGCTTAAGTGCTTTTCCAAAACCTCTTTTTGCTTTTCCAAATATACCGCCCATTATTTTTTCCTTTTCTTATCTACGTTTTTTATTTTACCTTTATTTTTAGATGCATAAAAAACTTGTTCAGCTTTTTTCTTACCATAAGTCTTTTTCATAGACTTCATGATTTTTTTACCTTTAGGGGTAAGAGGCATTATCTATTGATTTTGCCTTTTTTCTTCATCTTGCTACCGAATTTTCCGTAAGATTCATCTCTGCTAGCTTTTAATTGTTTAGCAGTTCTTTTCTTCTTAATTCTCATAGCGATAGATTCATCTTTTCTAGCGTTGTAACCTTGTTTCTTCTTACCAACTTTGCCGCCTTTTTTCATAGCGCCTCTGTCCATAAGTTCAGTAGGTACTCTTTTAGATCTCATGTTTACACCTTGTCCACGTGCATACATCATATCGCCAGATCTGCCGCCCATACCTCCGCCTTTTCTAGAGACTCTAGGTTGTGCAACTTGTTTGTTAAATCTTGGGTTTGCCATTATTTTTTTCCTCCTTTAAATATTTGAGTTCCTTTTATACCAAAAATACTTGCAACTACAAGTATCCAAAGATTAGTGAACCATTTTGGCAGGTTACTAAAATGTTCAAAGAAAGTATTTACTTTGTCCATCGCAGTAGGGTCGTCCGATATCACTGCCCATGCCAGAACAATGATAGGTGCGCTTAATATTCCAAGCACAAATTCATCTTTATAATCGTTTTGTCTCGCTTCAAGTAGTTTACCTTGGTAAGCTTCTTCACCGCGAGCCATTTTTTCTGCATGCATTAATTGTGCATCAGACATAGCCATTTTAGTTTTCTGTTTATTTGCGTAAATCTTGCTTCCTGCTTGTAAAGCAATTTTTGCTAAACTAAACCAAGCCATATTAGTACCAAGTAGCTTTAACAGGTTTTTTGTCAGGTCTCATACGTCTTGTACCTTTAACATCAACCACTTGAGATTTATCTGGGTCAGTAGCTTGTATTTCAACGCCACCAGTTTGGTATCCGTCTTTACCAACACCTAATTCTTTTTCAATTTTAGGTGCTTTAACGTAGCCTTGACCTCTCATCCAATCTTTAGTCATATTGTTCTCCTTATTTGTTTAATTATAACTATTTTTTTCTAAAGTTTCTACCAAAATCGTGAATTTTGCTTTTATCAGCCATACCTTGTTTAGCTAATGACACACTTGCTCTTAATTTTGCTAGTTTTTCGTTTTGTTCAAGCTTTTCATCTTGATTTTCTTGGTTCATAAGAGCTTTTGCAGTGTCAAGGTCAATTCTTTCCTGTGCCTCTTCACCTTTTCTCTCATTTTCTTTAGCTCTTAAGTCAACTTCTCTTGCTTTTAACTTAATTAATGGGTCACCACTAAACTCACCCATAATTTTTTGCTCTTCCTCCATATAATCTTTAGTCATTTCAGCAATGAGTTGTGCTTTTCTTGCATTGATCTTCATTGTTAACGCTTGTGCTTGCGCTATGAGCTGTGGATTTTGTGGATTTGTTTGTAAAATCTGTTGTATCTGTTGTGCTTGCATTAATTCATTAGTAAATTCTAATTGAATTTGTTCTTGCGCCATCAAACTTATTCTTTCCAAGATATTTTTTTGTAATGAAGCCATAACTGATGGTGAGTTTTGCACCATGTTTGATTTCATAAAGTTTAAGTGTGAATCAATGTGAGCTTTATGGTCTTGACCAGGAAAAGCTTGAAAAGGTTTCATACCCATTGCAGCAATTTCCTCTAATGATGGATCTAAAGGTGTTGGTTGTGCTGGTGGGGGTAAAATTGCATTTACATTTTTTACACCTAACGCATCATACATAGATCTGTAGGCTTGATAGATGTCATGTATCTGTGGATTAGTTTGTGCTAACTGTAATTGTGTTTGAGCCATAGATATTCTTTGTGTTTGTGAGAATATATTTGGATCAGCTACAGGTAAGATATCTACTTTGTCATCAAAGTCAGCAACTTTTATGTTTCTTGTAGCACCTACAACATCATATGGATATTCTGATGGAAGATATGTTTTAAATACTTCTGATAATAATTTAAACTCTTGTTTTAATCCTACATATAATCTTTTGTGTATAGCAGACATAACTCTTGAACCTCTTTCAAGTAAAGCTACCGTTGTTCCAACTGCAGCGGATTGGTTCATGTCTCCAACTTGCGAATCTGCAATTGATGCAAATCTTTGTCCTGCGTTTACTACGATACCCATTAACTGAAGTAAAGTTGCGTCAGGTCCCTTGAATGGTAATTGCATAAACTGATCTCTGATATTACCGCCTGGTGCATCAACATCTCTAAACTCTCCTGGTTGTAGAGGTTGTGCATCATCTCTAATTCTTAATCCTCTTGTTTTAAATCCTGCTGGTAAGTTAGCTAACGTTCCTGCATCAAGTAATTGTCTTAACGCAGCTGTAGCTGTTCTTGTTAATCCACCAATCATGTGAATTAAACCAAAGCCATAAAAACCTGTACCTGGTAAAAATTTAAATTGTACAAAGTAATCTATTTTTTTCTTTAATAGATCATCAACTTTAAAGTTTCTTCTAATCGATAATATCGTTTGGTTATCATCTGCAAAGGTAATAACGTAAGGTAATTTAATTCCTGTTGGCATACCATTCTCATCTGCATCTTCATAACCTGCTAAATCTAGATTTGTATGCATTTCATAAAGTGTGTATTGATCTTCTTGACCATCTTTTGAAATACCTTCAAGTTGTAATTTTTTTTCTTCTAATTGATTTTCTGTAACTGGTGGCTCACCTAATTTTACATCTCTATAAAATCCAGCCACTTGTTGTTTTCTTAATTCATTACCAGACATTTTGATTACATGCACAATCGCATCAGTATCATCTAATGACGTAGCTGAATAAGGTACAATTAAATCTTCAGCCGGTATAAATTTAGAAACGGCTCTACCTAAAAGTTCATCGTAATAAACTTTTTTAAAGGTAGAGCCGGACAGGGGTAGATAGAAAAGCATTTGATCAAACTCTGGTTCATATTCTTTCATCTGATCCATAAGTTGATAATTCATAAAATTCTTAACACGTTTTGATTGTTCTTCTTTATCGACTGTTACATCACCTAAAATTTGTGTTCTAACCGGACCATCACTTGGTAATAATTCTTTATAAGCTGTAGCTTGAAACTGTGTAACCGCTTCTGCTAACACTGGGTGATTAACACCTGATGCACCTTTGAAGGGTTCTGTTCGTCTTTCGTATTTGAAACCTAATAATTCTAAACCTTCTCTGTAAGACTGTTCCCAGTCTCCTCTTGATTCTTTGTATTCTGTGTATTGATCGTAAAGTGTTTGACCTAGAGATTCTAACTCTGCGTCTGCCATTGTCTCTGCTAAATTTGCAAAGTGCCCATCTGATTGTCGACCAGGGACCGTTGTTGGATCAAAAGTAACTTCAGCTCCACCTTCTTCATCCATAACAACTTCGCTTGTGTCAGTTGTAATAACTTCTTCACCACCTGGAACTGGTACTTCTTTTTCTTGAAACTCTTCGTCTTTGATTTCCTCAACTGTGTTGGGCAATGACTTATCTATACTATCTACCATATCTCTTTCCTGTTAATTAATTTACACCTTTGACGGCAACTATACCCCCATTACGAAAAGAAGTAAAGTCAGTTTCATCTGCTATATCTGTGAATAGCGTTTCGTTGGCCATTATATATCAAAGGTGTCCGCACCCATGTCGCCTCTAGATCCTCCACCACCATAAGATTGTGAAGAAGCAAAATCTTGTTCAGATTGTGTTCTAGTGTCTCCTTGGAATCCAGCTGCTCTTGCTGCTTCTTGTAATTTAGCTAACTCTCTAGCAGCAGCTGCTTCTTTTGCTTTTTGTATAAGATCTAAAGCAAAGTCTTTTCCAGACTTAAGTGCTTTTATAGTTGGTAAATTTTTAAATAATTGTCTTGCATCATAACCAATACTTTTTATTCCAGACATAAGTCTAGCATCCTCTATATCTTCTAAATCTTTTTCTGTTAATTGATAACCCATACCTGTTTGATTAGCGACTCCAAATCCAAAATCATCTGCTGACTTTAATCCTTGATCTATAGATGTTATTCCTCCTCCACCACCATCTGATTGTGGAATTTTTATAATAGGTTTAATAGGATTGATTGGAGCAATGGTTGAAGTTGTTGATTGAGTAGTTGTATTAGTTTGTGGTGTTGTTGTTGTTGTTTGTGATGAAAACAAATCTAGATAATCTTGTTTGTTAGGATATTGTGCTTGAAGTGTTGGGTTGCTATCATAAGTTTGACTTATATTAGCCATACCTCCTGTTGCTTTCTTTTCTCTTTTCTTCTTTTTCTTTTTTCTTTTTTTCATCAAACCTTTAACACCAAAATCATCATCATAATAATCTAAACTTGGATAAGGAGTTCCACCTGGTCTTGACCCTGTGCCTAACCCTGCTGGTGGTATACCTAAATAACTTGGATCTATAGGTCCACCATTTGCTAAATTTATAATACCACCTTCTCTCATGGCATCTGGATCACCTTTGTAATCTTTTAATCTATCACCAAGATCTTTTTTAGCTTCGTTTCTTTTTTTAAAACCTTTAATAGCTTCTCTGTTTGATCTCATTAATCTTTTATACACATCTTTTATTGATTCTTGTTGTATAAGTTTAGGGTCAACTGCTGGTTTAATCTTTTTAGTTTTAGGAGCTTTGCCTACAAACAGTTTACCTTTTTGAATTAAGTCTCCAATACCTTCTTCGTAAAATTTTCTACCTTTACTAAAATCTACGTTAATAACTTTTTTAGAATCAATAACTTTCTGTCTTGCTTTTTGTTTTAATTTTAACAGATCAAGACCTTTAGGCATAACACCTCTAGCGGCTTTGTATGCTCTAGTTAATAATTGTAATGCTTGTAAATATCCCATTAGTAATAATTGTATTCTTTTTTAGTTTCCGCTTTATCTTTTTCGTCTTCTGGATGCCCTATAAAACCTCCCTGTCTAAATCGCATCACAGCTTGAGTCATACTATCGACCAAGTCGTCATTGTCTCCATACGGAAACGC